GCCGTCTGTCGTGTACCATTTCTTTTGGCTTTGGCTATCTTTTTTAAGTTGTAACGGCCAAAGGCTTTGGTATGCGTCTCCTGTTATGTACTCCCTTGTTTGGCTAGAGTTATCTAACGCCAGGGCATCTGAATAAGATAAGTGTATAAATTTAGCAGCAGGGTTTTTAGCAAGCGACCAAGCTATAAACATTTTTACTGCTATCTCGGTCTTACCATATCTAGGCGGTATATTAATTATAAGGCGCTTTATTTCGCCTTTGCTTACCTTTTCAAGGGTTTGGGCCAGTTCGATATGAAACGGCGCCACCTCGAATTTATTGCCTGTATTTTCTTTAAATATGAATCTTGTAAAGAATAGTAAACTATCAATACATTTATTTTTAATAACCTCCCTAACTGCTTCCATTTTCCCATTTTAGTACTCTTTGTCTAGTATTTCGTCAATTTGTTTTTTAGCCTCCTCTGACATCTTACCAACAGGAACTGCGCCCTGGTGTCTTATCTCTTGCCTAGAACCGTTAAGCCTATGCGCTTCGTCGTCTGTGGCTATCATTTTCATTAACGCAACTTGTAATGTAGCGCTTTCAGATAGAAACCATTTATTACGCATTGAAACCTTAATATCTATTTTATTTTTAGCTAGTGCTTCCTTTATAGTGTCTAATTTGTCTAATCCGTGGTTGTAAAACGTTGCACGTGAACAACTTACGTAAACAACAACGTCTTCTATAAAAAACAATCTATATTTTTCAATAGCTTCTAAGGCTTCCTGTTCTAATTTATCTGTATCGTATGACATTTTATTTCATTTTAGACCCGCAAGTTGGGCAAATTTCTTTTGGTATTTCGTCTTGCGTGTTTTGTTGTATAGGGTCGTCGTCTTCTGCAAACATTTCTTTAGGTAAGTCCACACCCCAATCGACTATTTTTTGCATATTCCATTCGTTGGCTAGTATTTCCCAGTCCCAAGACCCAAAGCTAGAATTGTCTTTTATTATAAATTGGTTCTTTTCGTCGTCTGTCCAATCTAAAACCTGGTGTACTAATACTTCTTTAAAGCCGGCTTCTATTAATGCTTTTAAACGCATATTACCGCCTAAGACAATCATATTTTCGTCTACTACTAAAGGCCTAACCTCTAACATCTTTGGAAATTCTTTTAACGAATTAACTAGCTTTTTAAAATTAGCCTTATTTATATACCTAGGATTGTGTTCGTTAGGTTTTGGCTCGCTAATTTTTACCGTTTTAATTACGCCCATTTATTTAAACCAAACTATTGAAATGCCAAACGGCCCAATAAAAAATTGTATCATACGTTCGTCTTCGTCCATATAATAAAATTCCTCAATTGCGCCACTTGCGTAATTTATGCCAAAAGCAAAACCATAAATAGGAAATAATTGAACTTGAAATGAACCCATATTTAATAATATTTTTTGTAAAGGTACTCATAAAGTTCAAAAATCTTTGCATTTAGTGTTTCATTTGTATAAGGGTCTGGCGACTTTGTAGACCTACCCATTACGTCTAGGGTTAAATAAATGCCTCTAAACGTAGGTTCTGGTAATATCTTAATATTGTTTTTTATACACCATACCCTAGCATTTGTCTGCGCGTCTGTTGGGACATACTGCTTTACTCTTTTGCGCTTTGCCATTAAAAAGGTATTTGGTCTTTTTCAACGTCTAAATCTACAACTTCGACCATTCTTTTTGGTGCCTCAAATTTATCGTCTCCCGGTTGCAAGGGTTTATAAACTGCGCCATTTTTAAAGTCCGGGGCTATTTTAAAACTACCTAGACCGCCGTTTTCTTTACGCTTTACCTTTTCAATGTATATATCTACGCTATCGCTTCCATAACTCGTTGGGTAGCCAATATTTCTATAACATATAATGCCATTGTAACACTTATTGAAAAAGTCAGCAGAACCGCTTATATCGTATAGGGTTGGTTTTTTATATCTGTTATTGTCGCTTTCTATTTTTCTAGGGTGCGCCACTAAAAATAAGTGCGTGTTTGTTTGTTGGCAAAATTGTGTTATTTGACTAAGCACTCGGCCTATATAACTGTGGTCTTTTTGCGCACTATGGTCGAGCATATTCCAAGGGTCTATAACGCATACATTAACCCCTTTTTGAAATACTAAGTCCCTAAAGTGGTTAAGTATGGCCTCTAGAGTTAGGTTTTTTAAATCTATTTTAACCCAGTAAAAATGCTCCTCGATAAAATCTTTTGTTTGGTTAAGCTGGTCGTTCGAGCAATTGGTTTCGTTTAGCTTATTAGCTACTCGTTTTATATGCCCTTCGTATGGGAAACTTTCTGGGGAAAACATAGCGCACCTAAAGTCGTATTTCATTGCAACGTTTACACAAATTTGGTCTACAATATCCGATTTACCGCTGTTTGGTATTCCGGTTATTACGGTCCATTCGCCCATCGCAAGTTTAAAATACTCATTACTTCCGCCTAAACCAATATCGTAATTAGTTACGCCTTTTTCATTGTATTGCAAAACATCGTCCCAAATATCAGATATACTTAAAACGCCTTCTAAAGGAAAATTCTTAGCGCTCTTTACTATACTTCGTAACGTTTCGGCCCCTTTAGCTACTAACACTTCGTTAGCGTCTTTATATTCGCCAAAATCTACATATTTACAACGGTAATGGCCAAACCTCCTGGCTAACTCTGCGCGTAATTGCAAACCTGCTTCGTCGTTGTCGGTGCAAATTATAACTTCGTCTTTATCTTCAAAAGACCGCCAGCAATTATCTAAATACTCCAAGCGTTGGTTGCCTTTACTTGCGCCATTAGGAACCGAACAAACGCTATATATACCCGCCTCGTGCAAACTAAGCGCGTCCATTTCGCCCTCAACTATATAAACTTTTTTAAGTTCGTTTATATTATCTAAGCCGTAAAATATTAACTCGGCCCCCGATACCATTTTAAAATTCTTTTCGGAATCTCGGTATTTTACGTTTATGAGTTGGCCCTCTTTGTAATAATTAAAATTTATTGTTTTGCGGTTGTTTTTAACCTGCGGCATATATGTAATGCTTTCTCCTACCTTCCAATGCGCAAGGGTAGCTTCGTAAATACCACGCCCTTTAAACCAATCAATAATTTTAGGCGACAGGTTTATATCTATTTTAGCCGGCAATACATAATCTTCTTTAGGCTTAAACTTTACTGAACCCGACCAGCCGCAATTATGACAGTTGTAAACGCCTTTGTTTACATTAACGCTAAGTGAAACGTCACTTTTGTTTTTCCTGGTTGGGCCGCATTGTGGGCATTTTGTTTTAACGTCGCCACTAGGGTTGCCCTTTAGGCTAATTCCCAGGTCTTGTAATTCTTTTAAATACATAATAAATAGTTTAGTTCCTGCTAAATTAAAAATTTATTTTAAATCTGCAAATATATTTTTTAGCTTTTCAAGATATAAAGTAAAATCCATTGCTTCCTCTTGGGCGTGTTTAAGCCATTCTAAGGGCGTTAAATCGTTTCGGTCTAAGGTAGTGCCATATTTTTGTTTTCCTATCTTAGAACGCGTTAAAAATGCCTCTACGACGCTATTTACTATTGTATCGTCAGTATGGTCTGCGCATCGCTTGCATTTAATAAAAAAACTTCTTTGGTTACCATTTGGTTCTCCCATAGTGTTGTTGTCGGACATTGTAATTCGTGTTTTGTTAAATTGGTTAAATCTCTTAAATCAAATATGTAGTCAAAATATTGTTCGCTTACTAAGTAAAAAACTAGGTAATCGTCCATTGCTAAAAGTTTTTCGTATTTGTAAACCTCTAGCATTTTAGTTTTGTAGCTATCGTTTCTAAACTTAAATTCTAAAACGCAATCTTTACCAGTACAAGTTTTGCCAATTGCGTCGTAATGGTCAAAGCCACCTCCGGACCATTTTAAATTCCAACCCCTGGAGTTTAACTCTTTAACTTTTAATTGTTCTTTGGCGTGTATCTGGCTAATCATTTTTTAGGTAGTTATAAATATCGGTTATATCCTGGTCGGTAAACTGTACATTTTGCCTTATTAAAAATTCATTGATAACGTCGCCGTTATATGTTTGCGCTTGAACCTCAACTTTACCTAAAGCGTTAGTTTTTAAAAACCATTCTTTTACGCCTTTTAAATAAGCCATAGCTTTTGGTTTATTGTCTTGCTTAATAGCCACTTTATATTTCGCCATTATGTTATCAATTTTACGTACAGAATTACGTACATTTTTTAAAGCTGGTAGACTTAATACATTTGGTCCCCAAAAAGGGTCTTGCCTTGCCCATTTAACCGCTGCATAAACTTCCCTTA